GCACCCATGCGTGTCTTGCCAAATTGATTCTGCTTGTTCTTCAACCTCTTTCAATGCCGCATAAAACCGCTTGCTAAATTCGCTAGGTTCCTCGTCCAATTGCTTGGCCTCCACTTCAATGTTGTCTGTGCCATAATCAACACCTTCAACAATTGAGCCAACTAAAAGGGCAGTCACTAGCACCCCTTGCGAATCCATATCTTTCCATGTTCCAAGGCGGCTTAGTTCACCACAATGCACCCACTCGCTGACCAATTTGTCAAAGGGGAATTCATTAAAACCATCGGGTTCTATGGTTTTGAAATGCTGAATCTGCACACTCAAATATGCACCGCATGAGGTGTATTTATACACTTGGCGATACAATTCAGCAGGACTATCTGCATCGGGAAATGCCTCTGCAAAATAGCGATTGTCGGGGTCTTCATTGTCGTATTCTGACGGGTAATCTTTCATGATGTTTTCTCCTGTACGTCAATAATTGCCCAATCCCCGTCCCCGTCATGATCAAACTCAGATCCATCTGCATTACGGGCATCAATCCATGCCTGTTGTTCATTCTCAGCATCTATTTCCAAGGTGAAATATGAAATGCTTGATGCAGTTACTTTGTAGGTTTTCATGCTGTTCTTTCCTCAAATTTTGCTCTGGCTTGTTGTTTGGTTTTTCCAAACTGTTGACCAGCAAAGGTGTTATCTATCCAGCGAATAGCGATATAACCTAAAACATGGTTATAGATTACTTTTCTGTATGTAAATTTAGTCATGCTGTTTCCTCCTGTTTAAACGATCAATGAATCTCGTCACTTGATGGACGAGTGAATTGCTCAAAGTCGTAGGTGACCCCGCAAGCTTTGAGGTAATCGGGACGATCAATCTTGCAATCAAGCGCAAGGGTTGCCGCAACTTTGATCAGCACCGACATAAGTACATCAGGGGGCAGTTCCATCATGTCGCAACCATCGATTACGGCACGATAGAACGCTCCTGCACGTTGAATCTCATCATCAGTCATTAGGCAAACTCATGCGGTTGATGATGTAGTCAATGTTCTTTTTTGCAAACGCATCAAGACCCCGCTTGCGTATGTCTTCAATGACCATGTACATATCGGGACTGAGTGCAATCAGCTTGGCATTCGCCCGTTGCGTGGTCAGCGGCGTTGCCTTACTGGTGCAGTCGGCAACAAGGATCTCGCCAAGGGTTGACCTTGACCAGACCGTTGTCCCTCTGCCCTTGCGCTCCCAAAAGCCATTGGTGCAGTCATTGAACGGGTTGTGTCTGGAATCAACTATCATGATTTCCCCCTTATGCCGCAAGCTTGATCTGCTTGAACGTGGCAGTGCCAAGGTCAGTCAGTTGATTGATGGTGATACCTTGACCATAGGTCTTAGTAATGTCGTTGAATATACCTACACCTATTGTCGTGATGCCAAGGTTGCGTCCTGCATCAGCCTGTTGTTTCACGGCGGAACGGTGACCATCACCGTCAGTAATGACAAAGCAGATCTTGCGCTGTTCACGGCGGCTTAACAGCATTGTGTGGGCGTAGCGCAGGGCAAAGTAATCGTTTGTCCCTCCGCCTTGTCGAACAGTCTCAAGCAGGGGCAGAGTGCGCTTGTACGGTGTTGCAAAGTGCTTGAGAATTGAAGCCTCATCTCCAAACGTCAGAACAGCGGTTGACACTTGCGCTCTTGATAATGTTTCAAGCAGAGCATTACAGGTATGCACGGCGGCACTGATCAAGCAACGATCAGGGCTATGTGTGTAGTCGAACATGCTCTGCGATACGTCCAGAACAATGACAACAGCAGAGTCGATACCCTCGATCTCTTCACGGCGTTTAAACAGGCTGACGTTGCCCATAGGAATTGTCTTCAACGCACGGGCATTGACAGATCCTGATTTGTGATTAGGGGCATAGTTCGATGTATCGGAATCATCGAACAAGCGTTTGACTTCATATCGCAATTTGGCAGGGACGGGCAGTCCGACTTTGTTGACGGGCGATCCACCAGTGTGGCACTGGTCGGACTCAAGACGGGCAGATAAATTGTATGTGCCTATACCTGCTACACCTGCTACTGGTTTCAAGCTTGGTTCGACTTGACGGGCATTCTGTCCATGCCGCATGGAGTCATAAGGCTTGACGGGCGGGGCTGTAGGGGCATCAGCAGGGTTGCCTGTACCGTTGCCCTCACCCTCACCCTGATCGGGGCTTGCAGGGATGTTCTGATCGGTTTGAGCGGCATTGCCTTGACCGTCAGCCTGTTCATCTTGATCATCAGCCTGTTGGCTTTGACCGTCAGCCTGAGCGGCATCGCCTTGACCATCAGCCTGTTTGTCATCCTGATCAGTTTGATTATTGTTCTGAGGATTTTGCTTGGGCAGTGCATCGAAAACGTAAAGTGCGACTTTGAGAGTATCGGCACTGCTTGTGCATTTCAATGTGCGTTTAAACGCCTCATCGAATACAAGCTTTAGATCAACAGGCACTGGTACTTTGCGTGATGCATGTTGACGCAAGTAGACTGCCAAGCTAAACGGGAGTTGACAAGGGTCTGACCAGTCGATCTGCTCTGCGAGTGCCTCAGTGACCATCTCATCGATCAGGGTTGACAGTGTGTCGCTGATGTTGCCCAACAGGTTCGACTTGATTCCAGTGTGTTCGATCCACGCATCCTCGACTGCATTGTGCAAGCGAGCGATGAAATCATTCGTGCTGTTGACGTTGAAGTTGGTGTACTTGCTATGCAGTAATTCGTGGATGATGAATCCGACATACTTGACCATCATGGCCTGAGTGATGATTGCGTCATCACGCACGTTAGCGATCTTGACAACGCCTTTGGGGTTGACGGCGGCGGTGCAAATACTGTCAGTCCAGATCAAGCGGGGATGGCGGACGCTGAGAGCGGCGGCGGCTTGATGGAAAAAAGAATCAATGCCTTGGCGGAATTGATATCCAGTGACTGACCGTCTGCTGATCATTGACTGAATGTGGTTGATTGCTTTTGCTTGCATGTTAGTCTCACAAATTGCTGATGATGAATGAGGGATCAATGCAAGCTTGCTTGATTGCATCGATGGCGGCGTGAGACTCTACGGGCTGACGGGCGACAATTGCTGTATTCCAAGCATCATCGACACTCAGCATCTCGAGACCACGAATAAAACCAATCACTGAGCGGATCGAGGGTGCATCGACAACCTCTCCGGTTTGGACTTTTTGACGAGCGACATTGACGGCCTTTAAAACGTGATGAGCAAGGTCAGGCTTGCAACCAGTGTGATTGACAACTGCCCTGACCTCTTCATCGATGGGCAGAAAATTGAACGTGATAACACGGGCAAAGCGGTCAATCAAGGCTGAGTTCATCTGGCGGGTATCGACATACCGACCACTATCATCCCCATTGCCAAGCGTGTTGTCGGCGGCAAAGATCAGGACTCCGGCGGCACGGCGGCGAACAGCACCGCCATAAGTCACTGCACAATCAGGCTCAAGCAGGGCATTGAGGGGGGCAAGGTTTCCGGCGGCGGCATTGGTGACTTCATCAAGCAAAATCACGGTTGACGGGCAAGCGAATGCGATCAGGAAATCACGGGGCTGAAAGACCGTGCCTTGAGTCGGGTTGTACCCTGTATCGCCCAAATAATGAGCGGCCTCAGTGTGCTTTTCAAAGTTGATGCGGACAAAGCGGCGACCAGTGTGAGCGGCAAACTGAGCGGCGGCTGATGTTTTCCCTGTACCCTTAGCACCACCTAGCCAAGTGGGTTCGCCCGTCTTTTGAGTCAGTAAAAAGTGGCGGAGAATGCCCTCAGTCCAGATGAACATGGGGTCAATGCGGGGGGCATCAGGATGATTCCAGATATCGACTTGCACGGGGTTACCGTGGACATCACGAATGTCAATGCCGAATACATCAAGAGCAGGGCGGGAGTCGATCACCGTGGCGGCGACCATGCCGCCGACAACGTCCTCTGCCCCTGCATCAGCCACGGCCTTTGCAAAGGGTTTAAACGCATCAGCGATGGCCTGAGTCACTTCACGGTTGACTGCAAGGGGATCGACCAAGGGCTTGTTTTCGAGCCGTTGCAGACCGTCATGCAGGGCAGTGATTGCGTCATCTGTCATGGTCATGCCTGATTGCAGGGCAGTGACTGCATTGATCAAGTCATCGGTGCGAGTGCGTGTCGAGCGGCTGAGATTCAGAGCGTCAAGAGCTACTTGCTCTGCCCGTCCGGCGGCTTGAGCGGCGGCATCGACCTTACTGGTATCAAATGCGGGGGCGGGGGATTCGAACAGGTCATCGAATGAGATCTGCCCGTTGATGACCATGCGGGTCAGTTCCTCAGCGGCGGCGGCCTTGGTTGCAGGGCTTGTGTTGCCTGTTCGCTTTGCGTAGGCGGTCAGAACATCCTTGATTGGGAGTGCAAAGATGCGGTCAAATGTTTGTTGTTTGCTCATGGTGTTCCCCTTAGAGTGCGGTTTTTTGAATGGCTGACTTCACTATGCGATTCCAGTCGCTGATCGTGATGGTGACGGGCAACCAGTCGGGGCGCTTGCGCTGATGGATATGCTCTGCCCCGAAAGGCAAAGCCACGCCGTTTAAAAGCACCCTTGTACGCACGTCATAACCCCAACCCATCGGAGTGCCGTAGTCAAACAGTTCGACTCGCACCTCATGGGTTTTGAAATAAGAGTCAGTGGCGTTGATGACGGGGGCGGTGCGAATGACTTGATCCGCCTTGGTCATGTTGATAAAGAATTGCATGGTTTGCCCCTTATGCCAGAATGAAATTGTCGTTGCACACATTGCCCATACCGTCATGCGACCCGCATGTTGGCAGACCCTTTGCCGCCCAATGGTGAGTCAGGCGGATCTTGAAATTGCATGAGGGGCAGACTGCTAACAACATGCGAGTGCCTTGTTTCTTGTGTGTGCTGAGACTGATTGCACCGTGAGGGTATTCACCCAACGACTTGAGAATCGCACCGTAGGTCTTATCAAAATTCAAAGTACCCTTAGTAGATTTCCACGGGGCAGATCCAGTGCCAATGGGCATCAAGTGCATTGACTCTGCGACACGTTGAAAGTTCACGCCGTGATTCATCGCTCCGGCGGTTGCGTGGCAGAGTTCATGAACAAGCACTTCAATGACTTGCATGGGGTCATCAAGTGTGGGGGAGATGAACACATTGAACGATCCATCGCTTGACGTAGTGTCAGCCCAACATTCGCCAATTGCACCGTTGCGCTTGGCATTGCTTGGCAGTCCACAGGCAACCTTGACTGCAAGGGGCAAGGGCTTGCTGTGGAGATCAAAGAACGGGCGGAGTTCGGCGATGGCATTCTGTAACCACTGCTCTCTGTTTGCTGTTGTCATATCAACCTTTATAAAACGTATCAATATCGATACAAGGGACATTTGACCATACCGATATCGCTAATGCAAACAGTGCGATATAAACCTGAGCAAAGCAAAGGGTTATTACATAGGATAAGTTAGTGTGTACTGACGTTGACTTGAGTGCATCTTATTAGTGGTAGATCTAAGAGAATGCAAGCCAATACAGGCTATTGCAAACAAAAGGTAACATGCCATTTAGAAGCGTTTTAAGGGGGGTAGAAGGGGGGTCTAGATCAACGAGTGTCTAGGTATCAACCGAGGTCAAAATCGATTCTAGGTATGTTCTGATCGATTCTAGAGCCATGTATAAAACCACAGGGGATTAATCTCAAAGGTTTCAAATACAGGTGTTTATTGATAGCATATAAGAGTGATGGATTACAAAAGAACAAAGCTGGGGATAATCGGTTGATAAGGTGTGGACAGGTTGGCACTGTGGATAAGCTGTGGAAAGGATAAGGTGTGGACAACTTTCAAGTTATGCACAGGGTGAGGACAAGGTGTGGATAACTTCTGGGGTTATCAACAGGGATTGAACAACCTGTGGATAAGGTGTATCATGCGAACAATACTGGTAATGCATACAGTGTGTGCATGGGATCATGATCAATTCTATAGATGAGGTTTAAACGCATGAACAAGGTATCAAAGGATGATTACATCAAGGCACTGGAGGATGCTAATCAGGATGATGAAGTTGATCAGGATGATCAGGATCAAGGGCTAGGTGACCTTAGCGAAGCGGAGCGGTTGGCAGCCTTGGCAGTAGCACCTAAGCTAAGGGCAGATGGCAAACCTCATGGGAGTGACGATAGGAAAAGAATCCAACCATTGACAGCATCTCAGGTTGCATTCGCTCAGGGCATTGTCCAAGCGAAAACATACCGTCAAGCGTATCGGGACGCTTACCCGAATGCACAAGGGTCGGATGCGTCAATCACTGCAAGCGCATACAAGCTATCAAGGGATGCTCGTATACAAGCGATAGTCAATGATGCACTGGATGAGACCATCGAACACCTTGCGGAGGACAGAGCGCATACAGAACGGTATGTAATGAAGCGGTTGTTGACACTCAGTAAACAAGGCAAGCAAGAGGGCAGTCAACTCAAAGCACTGGAGCTACTAGGTAAGTCGGTAGGCATGTTCATCGACAAGGCGGAGGTCAAGCCTGAGTCGGTCACTGCTGATCAACTCAAGCGTGAGCTATCAGGGCATCTCAAGCTAGTCAATGACAAGCGCAAGGTTTAAACGAGGGGCTACTATCAAAGGGAATCGGCGTAGCGGTAGACCCACCGTACCCGTACACCCCCATTGGCACGTTGACCACCCGGCTACACGTTACGCTGCATTCCACACCTACAAATATCCTCTCCCACATTGTGCGTACAACTGTCCCCATCCCCACCCCCCTTAATCTGGGGAGTGAGAAATGAAGTTTGAGTTTGGAAAGGTGGGGTATATATATTTTTAAAAAAGATAAGCTATGCGTTTAAACGTTTGTGGATAAGCTGTGGATAACCAAACACGAAGCACACCTTGCAATTGTTCGTAGATACGTTTAAACTGATAGGAAGGAGAGAGCATGACTGAACGGCAGCAATTGGTATTGGATTTCATCAAGGCGTATATCAAGATACATGGGATGGCTCCGTCTTATGAAGTGATGGCTAAGGGTTTAAACATGAAGTCCAGATCTAATATGCACAGGATTGTGCAGACATTGAAAGACTCTGGTCATCTTGAGAAGCGTCCTAAGAAGTTCTATGGAATCAGGTTGCCTGATAAATCTGTGAGAGCGGTTGCATCCTTATGAGTTTATTGACAAGGGCAGAGGTGTCGAGTTACTTGGCTGTAGTGGACACTGTCCCTGAAGCTGAGAGGAACAAGATATTTGCCCTGTTGGAGATGGATAGGGTAGAGAGATGCCGGGATTCTTATTTGTTTTTTGTCACTCAGATGTGGCCCGGGTTTATCTCTGGTAAGCATCATCAGATCATGGCAGATGCCTTTGAGAGGGTTGCTGCCGGGAGTCTCAAGAGATTGATCATCAATATGCCTCCAAGGCATACCAAGTCTGAGTTTGCCTCTTATCTGCTCCCTTCTTGGTTCTTGGGTAAGTTCCCTGAGAAGAAAATCATTCAAACTGCCCACACTGCGGAGTTAGCCGTTGGCTTTGGGCGTAAAGTTAGGAATCTTGTCCAGTCTGAGCATTATGGGAAGGTCTTTGACACCAAGCTGTCCTCGGATTCAAAAGCCGCAGGAAGATGGAATACAGACAAGGGCGGAGATTACTTTGCTATTGGTGTTGGCGGTGCTGTCACGGGTAAAGGCGCTGACCTTTTGATCATTGATGACCCGCATTCTGAGCAGGAAGCCAAGCAAGGTAACCCTGCGGTCTTTGATGGGGTCTATGAATGGTACACATCCGGCCCTCGCCAGCGTTTACAGCCCGGTGGATCCATCATCATCGTGATGACACGGTGGTCAAAACGGGATTTAACCGGTCAGATCCTCAAAAACTCGGAAAAAGAAGGAGTAAATGACTGGGAAGTGATCGATTTCCCGGCAATTTTGCCCTCTGGAACCCCTTTGTGGCCCGGATTCTGGAAGAAATCAGAGCTTGAAGCCCTTAAGGCAGAGCTTCCAGTGGCTAAATGGGAGGCTCAGTACCAGCAAAACCCCACTTCCGAAGAGGGAGCCATTGTCAAGCGGGATCAATGGAGGATCTGGGAGAAAGATGAGCCTCCACCTTGCTCTTTCATTATCCAAAGCTGGGACACAGCCTTTGAAACAAACAACAGGGCAGATTACTCCGCTTGCACAACGTGGGGTGTGTTCAACCACCCGGACAGCAAGGGCAGCCTTAAGGCAAACATCATCCTGCTTGATGCGTTTAAACGGCGAATGGAGTTCCCAGAGCTAAAGAAGAAAGCTTTTGAGATGTGGAAGGAATGGGATCCTGATACTTTGATCGTTGAGAAGCGGGCCGCTGGCGCTCCGTTAATCTATGAAATGAGGAAGACAGGAATTCCTGTTTCAGAGTATACGCCGTACAAAGGACAGGATAAGATAGCTCGTGTAAACGCAATCTCTGACCTGTTTGCTTCCGGGATTGTCTGGTGTCCAGATAAAAGATGGGCAGATGAAGTCATGGAAGAAATGGCAGCTTTCCCAAATGGCGACAACGATGACCTTGTGGACTCGACCAGTCAGGCATTGATGCAGTTTAGAAAAGGCGGGTTCGTCACCATCGATAGCGATGAAGAAGATGAGCCTATCTACCGCAGGAAGTTGGAATATTACTGAGGATTATCATGGCAACTAATTTTGATAAAAATGTTTACCAAGCGCCAGCCGGAATTGCTGGTTTGGAAGAAGACCCAATTGAATTTGATATTGAAGATCCCGAGATGCTTGAGGGCGGTGTAGAGATCACCCTTGAAGAGGGGTCTGAGTATGACGGGGACTTTGATTCCAACCTTGCTGAAGTTCTAGACGAGGGAGTCCTTCAGTCAATTGCCTCTGAGATTACTGAACTCGTGGACGCTGACATTAACTCCCGCAAAGACTGGGCAGAGACATTTGTCAAGGGCTTGGAAGTTCTTGGCCTTCAATATGAAGAAAGAACGCAGCCTTGGAATGGAGCCTGTGGCGTTTATTCCACAGTCCTAACGGAAGCCGCCATCCGTTTCCAGTCTGAGTCCATCATGGAAACCTTCCCAGCCCAAGGCCCAGTCAAGACCCAGATCATTGGCGCAATCACCAAACTCAAAGAAGAAGCCGCAGAACGTGTCAGAACAGACATGAACTACCGCCTGACAGAGCAAATGCCTGAGTACCGACCAGAGCATGAGCGTCTTTTGTATTCCCTTGGCTTGGCAGGTGCGGCCTTCAAGAAGGTCTACTACGACCCGGGTATGGGCCGTGAGGTGGCAATATTTATCCCCGCAGAGGATGTCATTGTCCCCTACGGAGCGTCTAACCTGAACAGCGCAGAGCGTGTTACACATGTAATGCGCAAGACCAAGAATGAACTGAAGAAGCTGCAAGCCTCCGGCTTTTACAAAGACATTGACCTTGGCGACCCTGTCAACATCCTTTCTGATATTGAGAAGAAAAAAGCAGAGCAGCAAGGTTATAAAGCCACCGATGACAACCGCTACCAAATCTTGGAAGTGCATACAGAGTTGGACATTGAAGGCTTGGAAGATGTAGATGAGAACGGGGATCCCACGGGGATTGCTCTTCCTTATGTGGTCACCATTGACTGCGGTACAGATGAAGTCCTTGCCATCTACCGCAACTGGGAAGAAGAGGATCCAAAGAAGCTCAAGCGCCAGCACTTTGTGGATTACTGTTACATCCCGGGCTTTGGTTTCTATGGCCTTGGCCTAATCCACATTATTGGCGGATACGCCCGGGCGGGAACCGCACTGATCCGTCAGTTGGTGGACGCTGGAACGCTGTCCAACCTGCCGGGTGGATTGAAGTCCAGAGGTATGCGGGTCAAAGGAGATGACACTCCAATCGCTCCGGGCGAGTTCAGGGATGTGGATGTGCCGTCAGGCACGATCAAAGACAACGTAATGACGTTGCCCTACAAAGAACCCAGCGGTACATTGCTCACTCTTCTCAATCAGATAACAGAAGAAGGCAGGCGACTTGGCTCAATCGGGGAGATGAAAGTCTCCGACATGAGCGCCAATGCTCCTGTCGGTACAACTCTTGCCTTGCTTGAGCGCCAGCTAAAGACCATGAGTGCCGTTCAAGCCCGTGTCCATAACTCCATGAAACAGGAGTTCAAGCTCCTGAAGAACATCATTCGGGACTATGCGCCAGAAGAGTATGACTATGACCCAGAAAAGGGAAATCGTCAGGCCAAGCGGGAAGATTACGACATTGTCGAGGTCATCCCGGTCAGTGATCCAAATAGCTCAACAATGGCCCAGCGGATCATGCAGTATCAGGCTGTGATCCAGTTGGCTGCTCAGGCTCCTCAGATCTATGACTTGCCCAACTTGCACCG